CCAAACTTTCCCTTTCCTAATTGGCCGGGTTTGGCGCAACACTCGCATGTAATCTCAGAACTTTTTTCGGCTATAGTAACTAGTGCGTCTATTTCATCGGAATAACCCGACATATAAAATCTAAGAGTTCCCCACTTTTCTTTGATCTGAACTACATAATAAGCATCTGGGTTCTCGGTGCTATTAATATAAGTTTCCATTTTTTCACAAAGATTGTTAAGTAAATCAAACCAGCCATCATCACATTCAATTCCAAACAAGGAAAATGGTCCTCTTTGTTCGCTATTATCCCAATTTTTAAAATACTTATTATAAGCAAGTTTAAAGACTCTAGGATACTTCTGGATCAATTCGTTTTCTAATTTTATATCCATGTTTTACCTCACAAATGAATCAAACTGAATATTGTACAAAAGGATTTTGTCCAAATCTGTTGCTGAATTGGTTGTTTTAATTACATGAACAAACACACCAATATCTTGCGGATCTTTCATAACAGATACAATGCTGCAATCCGAAAAAATGTTTAGCATATCTGCCACTTCAAATCTCCACCAATCATTAGGATAATTATGCAGAGGAAATCCTTTCGATCTTGTGGTAATCAAGATATGGCCGCCGACTCGACAAACGCCCTTCAGATTGTTAATGGCGCATCTCCAATCTTCTACGTGCTCCATCATTTCAGTTGTGATAACATAATCAAAAGCATTTTCCCCAAACTCGTTAATCAAGTTTGTCACGTTGCAAATCTTATCAACACATGGACCAGCACTTAAATCAACTCCAACATATGCTTTTGGAAGTCGTTTCTTAAGTTCAAAGCTTGCCGAACCATTAACGTTATACGATCCGACCTCAAGTATATCTTTGCCTTCAATTGAATATGTGGACAACTCGCCAACCACATAATAAATACATGCTGTATTACACATAAACACTCCTATTAAAACATATCATCTACTTTGATCTTTGAAAAGTCTTTTGATTTTTTCATCCTATCGCCGAATTTACTTTTGTCGAAAGCGGGCGTATCGTCCTTCTCTTGACCAGAATCAGCAATGTTTTTCTGCGCCGACTGTTCTACATCATATAAGCGCATATGATCACGATTTATTCCTACGACAAAACGCTTAAATTTCGTTTTGTCGCCGTGTCGATTTTTAATTTGTTTAAACATAACCTGATCAAGTTTATCCAATTCTTCTGTTGTTGTCATTCCAAATATATAATCACAGGTTGCAGACAATCCATGACTTTCTGACACATCTTCGAAATCCAAATCTGTATTATTTTGACCATGACGATTAGTTTGTGTTGCACTAATACAAGGAACATCAAATTCTTTTGCCAGACCGCGAATCTCTTGTGCTACAGATAAAATATATGTATATGAATTTGCTATTGTTCCAGGTTTAATTCGATTTGATAAAGCTAAATTTAAATAATCAACAATAATAACATCTGGCTTAAAATTCTTTTTCAAATTTAACTCATTCAACAAATGTCTAAAATGACCAACATGTGCTGAAACTTCTGGATATTCTTGAATAATTAAATGCCCCTGTGTTTTAGAACGTAACCTGTTTAATTTTTCTTTGTAATTTGTTTCTGGGATATTTTCTAGATCTTCCATCTTGATGTTTAAAAGATTACTATCAATTCTTGCACGAATCTGTGGTTCGGACATTTCAAGCGTAATGTATAAAACATTTTTCCCTCCGCTCAAAAAACCAGCAGCAAAATGAGATAAACACAAAGATTTTCCAACATTTGTCCCCGCTAATATAACAGTAAGAGTCTTTGTTTTAATTCCCCCGCGTGTTATTTTATTAAATAACTCTAAATCAAATTCAAGCTTCTTTTCTTTTTTATGATAATATTCAAATTGTTCATCAATATTTTCAAAATAATCATGACCAATATTTGTTGAAAATCCCACCGCCAGTGCATCTGAAAGAAGTTTTGGTATCACTCCCTTTTCTTGTTTAGAATCTTTATCATCAATGATTTTAATGGTATTCATAACAGCATTATAAATCGCTTTGTCCTTGCACCATTCTTCAGTTTTGTCTAATAACCATTGCGGGTCTGGCACCTTTTCAATCTTATCAGCTATATCATCAGAAATATACCCGCACAATTCTTTGTATTCGTCCTCTTTAATCTTTGGATCGTTGTTCAGAGAAATGATAATAGCTTCTTTGGTTGGAAGATTATTATACTTTAAGATGAATGAATTGATTGTACAAAAAATTGTACGCTCGTGTTTTTCTGAAAAGTATTCTTCCTTTAAAAACGGAAGAACTTTTCTTGTATACTCCTCATTCGAGATAAGACTATACAATATAAGAGACTCGATTCTATCACGCATCGGGGTTATTTATTCTTCTAGTGTCTTTGGAGCAGCTGATAAAATAGCATCAATAAATATATCTCCAACAACTTTTTCAAATTCGGCTTTCTTAGAATCTTTCATATTCTGAAATTTTCTACCAGGAATTTTTACAATATCATATTTCAACTGAGCATTATTACCGGCCTTTGGATTCTTCTTTAGCTCTTTCTTTAACTCTTTCTGAACCGCCTTGTCTTCTTCCTTAAGATATTTCGAGGGTTCGTCGGCCATTATAATACCCGTAAATTCAATTTCAACTCCAGGAAAGCCAGAATTTTTCAAAAGCTTTACCTTAAAAAGAGAGTCGGGAGTTTTGCTCTTAATAATTCGATATGCTTTACTCAGCTTGGACATTTTCAATCTCCGTTGTATTAGAATGAATATCATCTAAAACTCTACCGATTTCTTTAGATAGAGCATCATTGATCTTTACCGCTCTAGGGCAATAAAGAATTTCATATTGAAATACCAATTTGCCATCTTCATTAACTTCTGCTCCAGCCAAGCGAAAAGTTACACCGGCAAACTTTGACTTCTGGGTTAAGATAAATGCACACTTTCCGTCATTCAGTTCAGAAGGACCGGCAGTATACAAATCTTTAATCGTTGGTTTCTTCTTCGGTCTTGCCATCTTGTTCTCCTATAAAACTAGTTCCGTATAAAAACATTTGCTTAACAACTTCATTCAGTTTATTTAGAATCTCTTCTGTATAGTATTTCTCTGGATTATTATTCAAAGCCTTTTCAAATACCTTGGTGCCATCGGGGAGTTCAATCCTTGTCGTGGGCTTCTTGAAAATTCCTGCGGCAATAGCCAAATCTGAAAGACCATAATAACGATTCAGTCCCTTATCATATGTCAATAAGACATCGACCATCTTATTTTCTCTGGCCAAACGATTCTTAAAATTTTTGCAGTGAATAATGTTTCCAACAACTTCGTCGCCATCTTTTTCTTTTTTTCTAGAAAGAAAAACAATCGTTGATGCTGCATATGCTAGGCCCATCCCCGAGGACATAATTTCTCGTGGATACATCGAACCGATCTCTTTGTAAACATGATTTGTAATAATTAAAGAAACATCAACCTTAGCCAACTTAAGAGTTAAAATACGAAATAACCCCTTGATAATTCTGGCGCGAGACATATCAGTAATATCACGCCCGCTAGTAGCATCAAACACTTCTTTTTCGCTGGCCAGTTGCCCCAAACTGTCTAAACATATTAAGAGTTTTTGGCGATCTTTTTTATCTTGCTGCTCATATTTCTCTAAAACTTTTAAAATTTGTGTTCGAAAATTCTGAACTGTATCGACAGGAATTATTGCCATTCTTTTAATGTCAATTCCTCGCTCAACAATAATCTGTTTTGTTAATGCCCCCTCGGACTCAAAATATATAACAACAGAATTTGGATTCGTTTCCAAAAAATTTTTAACTATTCCTAGCACAAAAAAAGATTTTCCAGTTTGCGGAGAACCACAAAAAGCCGTGATCTTGTTCGAAGCAATTCCACCATAAATACTTCCGCTTAAAAGCGCATTAAATACATAACTTCCAGTATCAATAAAATTTAAAATATCTCCTGAAAAAACCCCATCTTCTACGATAGATGCCATATCATTTTCTGTTGAAGCGATCAAATCTTTCAATATATTCATTTTGTATGCTCCTGTAAAAATTCTAAGATAGAATCTTTGCTTTCATATTTAAAAGCTTCTCGTTTAGAAATTAACGAATTTTTTATTCTTTGTGTATCATACAACGAACAGACTTTTTGTTCAAGCAAAAAAGCATCATAAATTCTTAAAGGGCGCGTCCATAGCAAATTGTAAACAACTCCTCTTTTGTGAAATCTTTTGATTGGATTTCTCTTTGTAATTCCAACTTTAATACAATGTTCGGGCTTAAAAAATTCCATTATGTATATAAAACCTAGAACATTTTTATATGATGGATATGTCTTGAAAAGCTTCTCAGAATAATATCCTGGACCGGAATTTGCGCTACGTTTCTCATTAATTTGTTTTAAATCATTTTTGTTAAAAGATTTTCTCCATTTTTTTTGTCGATCTTTCCATCTTTTAGTTCCTTCTGCCTCTCCAAATTTTGCAATACACTTTTGTAAAGAAAATGTTGATTGATGCTGGCTTACTTTATCCTTGGCAGTTTCTAGATCATAACCTAATGATAACCAATATTTAGTGCCAGTTCGAGTTGTATCTTTTAATTTCTCGATATATTGTCTCCACAATAATAATCCACCTTTCTTTCCATGCCTTTTCTGAAAATTTTCTAAAGTATTAGAACATTTCTTTCCAATAAGATTTAATTCGCGTATAGATTTTTTCTTCCAACTATTACTAATTTTCTTTTTGACACTATTTCTAAATTCGTCTGTCCACTCTTGAACAGTTTGTTTGCGTTTATTTAAATATTTCTTATATTCTAGCTCACCAAAATCCCTGCCGTATCGTGTAATAAAAGATTTTAATGAAGTTTTATTTTGCCGTTTTGATATAATCTTATTGGCCTCTTCCTCTGTATAACCTCTTCTCTGCCAGTACTCTATACAAAAATGACTTCGTGCTCTACGAAGCCGGGTGCCTTTTCTATATATTTTATTTCCTAGACACTTTCCATATAAAATCATAAAACGTTTTTTAGAATATCGAATATATCTCTCGTGTAATAAAATATATCTGCGAACCACCGATCTTAGATTATTTTTCAAAAGTTGAACGAGGACATTATTCTTTAATATTTTTCCGTATTTGGCCCGTAAATAGATAACTTCGTTTCTGTTCTCATATACTTTTAAACAACTATTCTTATACATATGCGTGTTTGCCTATTGTATTATCTCCGCTTAACACAATTATTTATACACAACATTGGGAATAAATCATCAATCAAATCATTATATTATCCAAAAAATGCTGCAATCGTTTTCTGCTTCTTTGCCTTCCACCCAATAATATTCAAAATTAAAGTAAGAGGTTCAACGAATGTTTTTGAGAACTGTAAGTCGTAATCGATATATCCATCTAACTTAAACTCCTTTGGCAACGCATCATTAAATGCAATGACCGCATCTCCAATCAAGTTTGGAGTTTTCAAATAAACAAACTTAATCTTATCTCCTTCACGAATGATTTCATACTTCTTCAATAGGCCATTCAATTTCAAATTGGCATTATACAACAAAGAACCCTTTACATGAATCGGCGTACCTTTGATATAGACTTCATTATCATCGTGATACTTTCCAAGGCCGTTTACCGTTCTTGGGAATGAAATTTCTTCAACCGGCAACTTTGCAAATTCCTTATTAAAAGCTTCCACGAATGTTTGTAGGCCCGTCTCTGTTCCATTAAGAATAATTTTCAAAGCTTCTTTAATCTTTGCCCGACATACAGACGGTGTGCTAGATCGAATGGCTTCAATTCCCATTATCTTTAACTGGGGTTCGGCGTATTGAACGCCTTCTTTAACTCTAACGTTCATAATGTAACGCTTCTTTGTTATCCAAATGGCGCTATCGGCCAAGATTTCGCACTTCATTTTCAAAGCATTGACTGGCGCATTAAGATAAAGTTTCAATTCTTCGCACGATTGATCAATGACTGGCTGAAGCAAATCTTCACATAACTTGTTTATGAATGCAATTGTCTTAGAGATGTCTTGCTGCTTCTCTTTTGTTACATACTTATCGACCAACTTCTCAAGCGAAACCACCAAAGAATCTGTATCACTTGCAATAACATAATCTTTGTTTTCGGTCTTTAAAAGGCTGTTAAGATATTCATTGACTGACTTCTCGATCCAACGAATTACAAGCTGACCAGACTTTGTAATAGCCTCTGCAAGTCGAATATCATAAAAACGAAAATACGGATTTCCGGTGGCTCCATATGCAGAATTAAGCTGTACCTTTTTAGTGTCCTGAATAATTGAATATTTTGACACATCATATTCCAGGCGCTTCTGATATGATAGAAGTTCTTTATCTGATATAGATTTTAGATCTAACATTCTTCTTCTGGAATCTCTTCAAAGTCATCAACATGAAAACTGATATATGTCTGTCCATAAAGATCAACAACTATACAATGTCCTGGCATCTGGATTATTTCTCCCAGAAACACAAACTTCTGATATTTACTAAATGGATAATCTTCCCATCTATCCAGGGGAGCAATAAATCTTACCAATGCATTTTGTCGAATCTTTAGAGATTTCTTTACTGATTTTTTACACTTTGCCATATATTTGTTATCTTCCACTGTAAATCTTCGATTGTGCCGTCGTTATTAACATTAAAATTCCACTTAGTAAAATTGTTCAAATCGTTCTCGCTAACATCTCCGGTCCCGGTCACGCCAACAACTCCTGGCCGCTCCATCTTAACTGCGTATAGGGATTTGTCATATTTGGTTGTGTCCAATGACCAATTGAAGGCCACATCATACTCGTTATGAAATCGAAAATCAGAAACACAAAAAGTGAAAGTTCCATCTGGAAGACCATCCCACAACGCCACCTCTTGATCGATCTCCCGAAAAACATATTCTGCCCAAATCTTGGGATATCTTTTTCGTTGCTCACCACCAAATTCTTGAAGAACCTGTCTTGGTGTAATACCATATCGAACATCAATCACGTCTTTTAAATCGCCGTGCATCTGTTCGTGTGAAAAATCATATAGGTCTGCGACTACATTTTTAAGCTTATCAGCAAATGCAAATCGTTTGAAGTCATAATTATCAACAAGATATGCACAACTCAGATCCTTTCCCCGTTGTGCCTTGTGACCGAACATCAATACAACAATACGTGGCTTCATACTTTTAATCCCCTGGTTTGAATTTCAAGCTTAACCCTTTCAAGCTCCTTCATCGAATCTAACATTTTACCCTTATACTCCTTTCTCTCCAAATACAATCTCTTCATCATCTTTGAAAGAAACCCTGTAAAATTGGACTGAAAAGTGTGTCCATTTGCTGCCATCGTAATAGAACCAGCCAGATTATTCTCCCATTTTCTTTCTAACAAATCATCGACCGTAACATTAACTGGCGCACAATTGTCGCACAAAGCATCTGGAGAAATATTAAACATCTGAATTAAAGATGGGTACAAACTGTTCGCGTCAAAACATGCTACCCACTTGTGCAAGCCCCTAATTGGTTCTTTAACATATCCGCCTGTATAGGGTTCTGCTTCTTTATCACACTTTGATGGAACAACAATATTATCTTTCTTCAATTCATTAAAGATCAACGAATCCCAAACACGAACTTGCCCGAAGACATCATCATAATTTACCTTAGCATCATATGCCATTCCTAAAACCAAGTCAATCAGTTTTAATTTATTATCTAGATTATCGACCAAATTTACATCTTTTATATTATACTCGATATATTTCTGATAGTTTTCTTTGTAGAGTTTTCTGAGTGTTCCGTACTCTTCAAAAGAAAGTTTGCTCTCGCCCAACTCTACATTAGCAATATGATTTAGCTTATAAGATTCCTGATGACTGTTCTTGGCAAACTTTTTATAAAGCTCCATATAATCGAGCATTGAAATTCCAACCAAAGAAAATATCTGCTTCTGCTTTCCGAAGATCGTAATGCTCTTCTGGGTGAAATTCCTCCAGGGCGACAGCTTCTTTGCAAAAGTTGCGCCGCAAACGTTGGTAATTCTATTTACAAGATAGGGGATATCATATGTGGAACACGCCCAACCCGTGATAGCATCTGGATAATTGTTGCTCCAGAAATCAAGAAAGCCTATCAACAAATCTCTTTCACAGAGAAACTTCTTATACGTTACATCAGGCATTCCAGAAGAATCAAACGCGCCGCAACCAAACACATTGTACTTGCCTTTCATCTTCACACAAATCGAAAGCACCTGTTCGGCGGCCATCTCGGCTTCGGGAAATCCATTTTCTGAACTGGTTTCAATATCGATATTTGCAATAATGATTTTGTCTCTGTCGTATTCTACTTCACCAGGAAAGCTATCTGCTATGTGGCAATATTGATAAGATGTATTGCCAAAAATTTTGAATCCCTCTACATCTTTATACTTTTCGATAAAGTCCTTTGTATCATAAATGCCTCCGGGACATATCTTCTCTACGTGTGAGCCATCAAGAGTTTTAAACTTGGAAGACTTGTTTGAAGGCACAAACAACGTTGGCTGATATGGAACTCTTTCGGATATGCGCTCTCCATTTCGGATTCCACGATACAATAAGTTGTTGCCCCAGATCGAGCAGTTGGTATAAAAATCTTTCACAATATTACTTTAAGTTCGTAATTAGTCCTGGTGTTAGTCCAGTATTAGCCTGCAATGTTGGCTGAATAATTGGACTAAACATAGCATTGTACCTAACCAGAACACGATCTTCTGGTTCAAAAATAACACCTTCAACATCAACTTCTTGATCCTGCTTCATATACGGAGTCAGGAAAGGAGAAAGTGTAAGTTCAAATCGAACGTTTTTCTGTCCAGTATCATTCGGATCAACCTCTTCCTGGGCCTGTTGAACGCGAATAATGCAAGCATCTTTGATACGATAGTGCTTGTTGCCGATGGCCTTGACTTTGGCAATCACATCTTCGTGACCAAGCATTCGAATAATCTTAACACCTAGATTGGACATATTTAATTTCCTATGATAAAAATAAATGTTTCTCTGCAATTCTTCGTCTTGTCAATCCAAAAAGCACTTTTCCTCCGGCCTTATTCCAACGAATAAATTGTTCACTTGCTTCATTAAATTTTCTAGCATTAATCAATTTGAGCAAGGTTGATTTTGTAAAAGCTCCAATTCCAATGTTCCACACAAAACTTAGTATCGCTAAAAATTGGTTATTAGTCAACTGTTCTTTTAATAATGGTTCAATATTATCTATAAAATATTGAATCCTATTCATGAACATTTCTTTGGATTGTTCTTTTGTTATAACCAATCCCCCTTTAATATCAGGCCCAGTAAGTCCATAAGAAATTGTCCATACTCCGGCTGGACATTTATAGGCCGCCAACCGTTCCCCCTCAAAATCTCTTATAATCGCTGTATCCTCGAATGTGATAAGGTATTTTGACATTTGACTTTTCTCCGTTGTGCTTTCCAAGTTGGATTTTAATCCTTCACCAAACAACCAATTCAAAACGCCCATCAGTCTTCCCCCAATACTTCCTTGAAAATTTCGCGCCACATTTTCTTGGTTCCCATTATTCCACCAATCTCAACAAAATCTTCGCCAAGGTTGCTGCTAAAAATTTTTAAAGTTGCTCCACAATCTAAACAGCGTATTCGCAAACTTAAATCTTCCCATGGAGCGTCTCTTGTTCCATTTTATCAAAAACTTTGCCTTGATATATTGTTGTTCTGGTGACAACACCATTTCCACTATAACCTTCAATATATCTTTTCTTTTTAACTTTAAGAATTTTCATGTTTGCAAAACCAAAAACGCCACAAACAATAAACAGTTCCTGCTGAATAGACTTGTCTATCAAATTTAAATGCCATTCTTCCAGTACAATCGATATATTGCAATTCATATCTACCTATTCTCATTTCGGCCTCCTTATTAAATTTATTCCCAATTCGTTTTAACAATTTCTTCAAACTCAACCATATACCGCAAGTAATTATCAATACATCTCTTGACGGCCTTGGCCAGAACTCCAGTCTCAAACCTGGGGTCATTGATGACTTTCCACGCTCCGTTATAACCTTCAATCAATCCCACATAGGGGCTATGACCAGCTACATCCCCGCACCTTTTCTGAACACTGACAAAGAACTTTCCATTTTCCTGAACTGTTTCTTTAATAACATAACCATTAACAATCTCTTCAAAAGTAACATCTGGCTTGATCATTCAAACTCCTATTCAACACGATCAATAGAATTAAGAACTCCATCTTCAAAATCTATAAACAAAGCTTCAGGTTCTCCGTAGTCTGAGCCGCAAACCGCATATGGAATGTTCTTTGACATACCACTCATATATCTATGAACATGACCAGATATAATTAACTTGACCTTCTTGTTCTTCAAAAGCTCTTTGCCAATGGAGAAATTGTAGAAATAGGAATTACTCATATACCATTCTCTGGCATTCTTTCCATGCGGGGGCGAAGCTAAAGTTTCTTTTAAAACTGGAACGTGCGTAAACACAAGTATGTCTGAAACGTTCTTTTGATTCGCTCGAATGTTCTTCAACAGCCTCTTCTTACACTGTTCGGCAAATTCTAAATCTCCAATATCTGAGATGATATAATTCCCATCATTGTTCATCGTGCCTTTGTTGACGATCAAGAACTCTGTGTTTTCTGCTTCTGGCTTGGCAGAATAATCGTACCAACCAATTGTGCCACACAATAAAATCTTACCGTCAACGATAGGATTCTCTTCTAAAAAAGTAATGTCATATTCTTTGCAAGTCTTTCGAATATGATCATAGATTGCTTCACGCTTTGTATCTTTGTGATAGGACCAAAGATCGTGATTGCCTGGGATCAATGCAGTTTTGATATTTGGAATTTCTCTTCGATACAATGAAAAGAACTGCGAAGTATATTCCCACCGTTCACAGTTATCTCCACCGAAAATAATATAATCCGGCTCATATGCCTTAATTAGATACAAAAATGATCGAAACCTTGAATGATCGTAGTACGGAATTGCGTCTATATGTAAATCGCTTGTATAGATAATTTTCATATCACTTCAACAAAAACTGGATTCGCACAACGAACCCAGGACTCCATCTACACATGGCAGACGAGCTAAACTTATTTAGTACTCTAACACATAAACCAGATTTCCACAATCCCAAATTCTTCGATAATCATTATTAAACATATTTTGAGATTCGGTTAATGCAGAATCAAAGTTGGATAAAATGTTTGGAAGTTTATGTTTCTGAAATTTAAGACGAGATTCTAAAAGAACACAATTGTTTTTCTTAGTATAAAAATAATTTGGCTTTGTTTTTCTAACTTGCGTAAAACCCAGAGCATCATATAAACCGCCGGTTGAATGACGCCTGTCAGCGTATGAAATAATAGACTTAGGACTATTTGTTCGTACAAAATGTTTCAACAATTTGCTGGCTCCTCCAGTTACTTTTGTGTTCATCTGATTACAAAATCTTACAAGCTCCCATTCATAATTTTTGTTGAATCGTGGTTTTCCGAAAGTCATTAGAGAAACCAATATATCATCATAATAAAGTCCTAAATTAATCTTTGATATCCCGTAACCCTGTAAGTGATTAGATTCTAAAAATGTTCGCGTGTCGAAATTGTTAACTGATTTAACTTGGCATTTTCGAGCAAAGATTACTTGATCATAACTTCCCAACTTTGATGCAATAATAGACTTCCAAATTTGTTGCTTGATCGGATCTGTCCATTCATTTGAAAATATGTGAAGTAGCTGAATTCCTTTCTGTTCACATTTCGTGGTTTTATTAAGATGATAATTTTTCTCTGCGGATGTTTCGGGTTTATCAAACGAATGCCAAAAAATTCCATCATATTCAATTGCTAACTTTTTATCTGGTAAATAAACATCAATTTCATACGGTGGATATAACCATCTACAATTTTCAACAACTTCTTTCTCATAAATCAATTTTACAAATTCAATCAATTCTCTTTCTTCAGATGAAGATTTATAATGTTGTATGGGAATATTCAATTTTTGAAATATATGTGGAATCGTGGCCCCAGAAAGATTTAACTCTTTACCAATCTGCCGCAATGTTTTTTTCTGGTTGATATGTTGATCAATGAGCCATTCTCGATCTTGAATTTTGTCTAAAACTTCTTTAGGTATATTAATCTGCCTTGGATGAGAAACTCCATATTTCTTTTGTAATGTTGCAAGAAATTTCTTTTTAACTTCAGGAGACTGTGCAGGATTTTCAACCCCATATCGTTCTAAACATGTGTTCTTTGTCGCTTTTCTAATGTTCTTGTTTTGTGTTGGATTACAACAGCCATATTTCTTTTGACACGTTTCTTCTCTTTTCTTAACTATTTTATCAATATGTACAATTGGAACTATTCCAAATTTTTTAAATAGATTTGGAACATGCGACTTTGAAATCTCAAACTCGACAGAAATTTCTTTTAAAGTTTTCTTAAGAATATGATTCTGCTGGATAAGCCACTGTCCATCAACAACAGTTCCATCTTTAAGTTTCATACAAATATACTATTTTTTAGCTCCTATAGTATACTTAGCAATAAGTTCCCATTGATCCTTTTCTCGATGGGGTATGATTTTAATTTGATTCATTGGAACGATGGGATTCTTGCTCTTTTCTGGATCTACCAATTCCACCAACCCCCAGCTGGCCAATAAATTAGCTATTGTATTTCTACGAGCCTTGTCATTGTCCGTAAAATCTGTGGGCTTTCCATCAAGCATAAAAAGTTCTTTGAAAGAAACAATATAATAAAAGGACTTTTTCTTACAAAGAATATGGCAAGATTGAAACAATTTCTGTTGGTGCTTTGATGCGACTCCAACTCTTGTCAGCGTTTCTCGAACTTTTAAAAAGTCATCTGGCTGCTTTAGACGGACTTCAATAAAATCTTTAACAATTCTTTCTTGATCATTTTCCATAAAAATACCATTAAAAATACAAACTTACAAGTTTATTTAGTCCCGCCAGGATCTAAGAAATTTTTTATATGCTCAAGCTGTGTGTCATTTAACAACTTAAGGGCTTCTTTGGCTCTAACTGAATTATAACCAAAGTACGTCTGAACGTTCTTTAAGTGTTCGATTTTATCCGCCTTTAACCATTTGGACCTCCTTCTTTTTGTTCTTACAGCATTTCTTAAAAAGTCGTATTGTAAACGGTTATCCAAATAATGTCTTTGATTTATTTCATTTGCTAGATGAACCGTGTCCATTGTTCCACCAAGAAAATGATTGATTAGAAACCATTGATACTTCTTTTCGTTGTCTGGCGTCATCAGGTCTTCTTTAGACTCGCTGATCGATGTCAGATAATCAAATGTATTTGGCTTTTCGTCCTGCGGCTTCATTTTTCAAATTCTATATTTTCAAAA